CAATACCTGCGATGTCGATCTTCATTGCTCTTTCTCCTTCATGCGATTTACGACTTCTCTGTCACTTCTGCGATTAAGGACTTCTCTGTCCAATATCAAAGCCCTATTCGGACTTGATCTTCATCTTAACCGTTCTGCCCAGACGGACCAGCACCAGACTGTCCTGCTCCACTCTGAGTTCTACCGGGTTGCCCGCTTCCAGCTCCCGATTTGCTGCCTCCAGCAGCTCCGGCAGCTTTTGCAAGTCTATCCTCTTCTTCATCTCTCTGCTTCTCCATCCAGTCAAGACCCATCTTGCAGGCCTCCTCGGGGTCAGGTGCAAGCCCGCTCACCGTGTAGGCGAACACCGGGGCTACCTTCTCATTGGTGAGGAGTGTGTTCAGCACGGTGGCCTTAGTCATGATATCCTCATAGTTCCTGCGGGTGAACTTGCAGGTAATGTCCTTCTCACTGATTCCGAGGGGATCTGCAAGGGCGTTTACACACTTAAACACCAGTCGGAGGAACTTCTTGTCGGACCTCATCCACAGCTTTGCTGTGTCCTTTGCCCGTGCCTCTGCCTGATACCAGCCATTGCGGACCAGTGTTGATCCGTTGTTTGACGAGTCATTTGCATTGCCATCACTGGTACTGGGCATACCAACAATGGTCAGAATCTTCTTGTACAAGTCATTCTGCAGCACCTGCTGGTCCTGCTGCTGCAGATCCGTCACAATGGCTTTGATCGACGGAGACGTCGCACCCTTGATGGTCCTTGTGTAGACAAATGCACTGGGATTATTCCGGATGCGCTCCTCTTCCTCTTCGGTCAGGTCCACATCGTTCATCCAGGTCAGCGCCTGCACGTTCTGCTCGGTCGCTTCCACACGGTTTGACTCCAGCACGTTTGTGTCGTTGAGCAGGTCAAGGACTGCCTCAAAGCCACCCATACGGAACTGATTGTTCACATATTCCACCATCGGGATCTCACCGAGGAGATTTGGCTCTTCCTCGATGGTCACTCCCTGCGGCCTCCCGGGGTCACCCACGATGATGTAGTGCGTGTCCTCGGTATAGAGGTCATACACCGGCATCTTCGTCAGGGGTGCCTTTGAAGCCGTCACGCAGAAGACGGGCCGGGGATCCCTTGACGGGGACTCCTCATAGGCAATGTACGTCCGCTCGGGATCATACGTGTCTATCGTAAACGGAGCCTTGTCTTCATCCCCTCGGGTGTAGTCCGGATTAGGATAGACAAACCTGTACCCAGTTCCGCAAATGGTGAAATCATCCGCTATCTCCTTGTCACAGGAGTCCTTGTCGGCCAGTTCCATGTAGTCATTCAGCCGCCGCAGATCATCCGTCATTGCCTCATCGGCAGACTTCCGGAGAACGTACACGGCGGGGTCAGCCAGCAGGTAGCTGACGAGGAAACGGACAATTTCAGAGGCGTGGTTTACGACCGTGTTATGCTTGATGTCCTCACGCACGGTTTTGGTGCGCTTATACACAGGCTGATCGCCCCGGTAGTACCTGAAAAGAAAACGGATTGCTTTACGGTTCTTGAAATGGATGGAGTTCGCTTCAGACAGCGCCTGAAGGACATTCTCCCTCGTGATTTCGGGGAAACTCGTATACACCCGTTCCCTGCCAATAAGTCCCTGCACGGTCACACCTCCTTTGCACAGCATTATATCATGAGTGATATAGAGTGTCAAACTTCTATATAAAAATCGATATAGTTAAAATAACTTCCTCCCGACATGGGATCTGAACCCGGTCTCGTCATCCATCGTTATGGCCATCGCAAGGGAGTCCGGAGCGTCATCGTGTTTGTTCTTGCCCATCAGCTTGAAGGAGAACACGTTCTGCATGAACAGCTCATAGGCCCGTGACCTGTGCCCGGGTTCCCGGAAGACAATCCTGTCCCGGATGTCCGGCGCCTTGTCAAAAATCCGCTGTTCCTTCGACCCTGCGCTGGATGAGGCAGGCCGGGTCATCATGTTCAGCCTGTACCCGGCAAGGTACTTCTCAATGCCGTCCGCAAAGTCGGCTGTCATTTTTGAGGCCTCCACCTGGCAGGCCTGCACGTTGTTTCTCCGGATAGTGGCTGCCAGTGCGGGCTGGGTAACGGACTTGTCCTCATTGGAGTAGACCACATCATGGAAGTACAGCAGATCCCCGTATTTGTACAGGACAGGCGCGGCAACGTAGTCCCCGCCGCCCCATGCCGGGTCAACAGCCATGAAAATGCGTGTCGGCTCTTCCTCAGGAAGATTCCCATTATAGTAACGGAGTGAGCCGGGACTGAACACCGTACCCTCGCGCTCAATGGGTTCTCCCATGTACTGTGCCAGCCACGAGGCAATATCGTCGTTATGCTCGAATGAGGCCCTGCGCTGATGGTAGGTGTCGGTGGAAAAGCCCACACCGTACATATAGTCAAAGTTTGACTCGTCGTTCTCGTTGAGCGCCGGAATGTTGATGACCTTGAAACGACGGTTTGCGAATTTGCCGGAATTATCGGAAAGAGTGGCCAGCCGGATGCCGATGGGGTCATTGATGGACCACCGGGTGCCGCACCAGAGGATTTTGCACCCCTGATCCAGTTTGGCACGGGTGAGCATGTTGTTATCCACCTTGCCCCAGACCGTGGTCAGGCGGTCCTTTGACAGGGCTTCCTCAATACCGGACAGGAGGTCATCACTGATCAGCAGGCCTGTAGCGTCGCAGGCGCCGTTCAGGGTTCCATACAGAGAACGGCAGGTCAGGGACGGGTAGCGCTTCTTGCGGTTGATGTCAATCAGCTCATCATCCGATTTTGTCCGCACGACTTTGGCCGTCGGGAAAATCTCATGCCAGCAGTACGTGTTCTCATCCTGTATCACCTCAAGCACACCATTGTAAAACGCCGTAGTCAGCGTATCAGAATAGGAGCAGTAAAGGTTTGACAGCTCCGAGTTCCTGCCCATCATCCAGGCCATGTAAAACAGCATCAGCGTGGATTTCCCGGTCCTCGGGGGCTGAGAGATAAACAATTCATCCAACTGGTTGTCGGACAGCATCTGGATGCCCTGAACGATAGGCGTTAACTGTTTCCGGCGGGGAAGGTAAAACCGCTCTTCCGGCTTTCGCCGCCATTCCAGGGCTTGCAGGTAGGCATCAAAATCCCACTGGGCCATGTGGAACAGAATGTCATGCACCAGAGGCAGGCCTCCGGGAGTGGATTTAAAGGCAAGCTTGTAGGCCATGGACTGGGTCTGTCTCACAATGTTATGGTCCTGCATGTTGCGGCCCATGTCGAATATGGCCCGGACCACCCGGGGGTCTTCGAGGTTTCCGTTATAGAGCTCTTCCAAGATTGCTTGGTTATCCATGAGTGACACTCCTTTCGTTTGTGGATAAAAGAAAAAGAGCTGCTCCTGTTGAGCAGCCCTGACGTAGGCTCTTCCTGCCGGGATTCATCCGGAAGGGTAATGTTAGAGTAATGTTAGAGTAATGTTAGAGTAATGTTAGGCTAACGGGTCAGACTCGATGAGCGGTTCATGCTGTCCTTTGACCCATTCCCCGCTGCGGGCCTTGTACAATCCTTCATAGAACGGTCTGTTCTTGCGGATTGAGCGGACATGCTGGGCGAGGAACGGACCGCCGCTCCGGGTAGTGAACCCGGCGTTGTTCAGGGAACGGACGATGTCGGCCTGCCTTTCGCCGGAGTCAGCCATTTTGAAAATTGTCTGGACCACGGGGACCTCGCTGGGGTCGATGACGAGGGAATGGTCGGTGACGGTGTAGCCGTAAGGGATTTTGCCACCGATGTAGCCGCCCTTGGCCGCTTTTTCGATCTTGCCCTGTGTGGTCCGGAGGGTGATGTTCTCACGTTCCTTTTTGCCGATGTAGGCCGAAACCGACAGCATAACAGGGGCAAAGTCTCCGTAAGTAGCGGTGAAGTCCTCCATTGCGGAGATGAGGTCAATTCCCTTCTTCTCCAGGCTGTACTGGTAGTAGCAGTAGAGCATAACGTCTCTTGCAATTCTGTCTACTTTAAAGGCAATCACAGCATCAACTGTCCGGGGATTGTTCTTCATGGCGAGGATTCGGTTGAAGCCCGGGCGGTCATCCTTGACACCTGAAATGTGATCCTCAATCCATTCGGTGATGGTGTAGCCGTGAGAGGCGGCATAAGAGGCGATGGCTTCTTTTTGAGCAGATGGTCCGAACTTGTCGGCCTGCTGTTCGGTGGAGACTCGTATGTATCCGATGGCGTTCATGCGTGATTTCCTCCTGATTCATTTGTGGGTATTATATCACAGGTAGTACGAATGTGTAAATAGTGATAAGTGTAAATTTATTCTTTTTGTGTGTCGGGGTGGTCGCGGGGCCTTCCCCGCCGGCGGCAGCCGGCGGCCTTCCCTCCCCCCAGCCCCTGTCTCCCATTTTCCCGCGAAAACGTCAAGAAAAACAGCGCAAAAAAGACAGCTTTTTTCCTCTGCTCTTTGGGCGTTTTGGGGATAGAGCCGGATACAGAATCGAATCATCCGACAGAATCAAATCATCTCCCATTGAAGACGATCTAACCAGCAAACACCCAAAACCCGACACAATGACGGATAAACTAACACATGATACAATTCACTGTTGAATAAATTTTATATACAAATTGCACAACGTCGTAAACGATCTGATCCGGCACCCGGCAGAGGATACACCCGGCAGAAGATGCACCCGGCAGAAGATGCACCCGGCAGAAGATGCACCCGGCAACCCTTCTGCACTGATCCGGCACCCGGCAGAGGATGCACCCGGCAGAAGATGCACCCGGCACCCTGGACAGGATCAGCACCCGACAGCACCCCAAACGCTGCACCCGGCACCCTGGACAGGATCAGCACCCGATAGCACCCCAAACGCTGCACCCGGCAGAAGACGCACCCGGCACCCTGGACAGGATCAGCACCCGACAGCACCCCAAACGCTGCACCCGGCAGAGGATGCACCCGGCAACCCTTCTGCACTGATCCAGCACCCGGCAGAGGATGCACCCGGCAGCACATCAAAATAAAGCCAAAAACGGCCATTTTCAGCGACTTTATGCAATGGGTATACAATCCACCACACCCACATTACAAGCGCTAAAAACGGCCGTTTTTCAAGCTGTCAGTGTATAAAAAAATCGCTTGTCAAGCGAACACTTGACAAGCGATTTTAACTAGCCGAATCATAAAGAACGAAACAACCAAAGCACCAAACAGATTGAACATATCAATTCATCCTCCAATTCTTCTGTGCAGCGGCCGCGGTATGATCCGCGGCCGCTTGTATTCGATTCAATGCAGCCCGTTGTCTGTATCCTCCCCGACAACGCAACCCCGGCCAGCTTTAACGCAAGCCTCACAATTACCCGGACACTGCCACGCGTGCGGCCGTCTCTTTTTACCCGGCATAATCGTCTTGAAAGTAGGCATTCCATAGGGGTTTATCATGGGCATTCCGTCCCACTCCGAAAACATGATCTTTAGGTTATCCGGCAGACATTCTTTACTACCGCCATTTTTTGCGATCCAGGTATTAACAATCCCATACATTTTAGTATAGGTGTAAAAACGCCAATCCGGATTATCAATCGCAATCTTTATCATTCTGCAAAGGTAATCATAGTCCATGATCTCCCCGCCAACATGCCACCTAAACCACTTAAAATCTGTCTTCTTGCGTTTAAGCTGCTTATCTATATCGTCAAAAGCGCGCTCCCTGTCGTACTTCATAAGTACGTAGTTCCGGCACCTGGACAGAAGAACGGAGCCATAAATGAGATAGGCCTTCAATTCATAACAGAAATGCATGCAACCAGAGCAGTTCGCACAGGAAGCAATAGCCGCGGTAGAAAAATGCCAGATACGCCCAATCTTGCGATTTCCTTTGATGAGACGCGGCCGCAGCTTCTCATAGCCAGCGGCCAGGATAGACGCAATGCATGCCATAATCATGGCGGTAACTTTAGCGATAGTTTCGGGTTTATAACCCCTGTTCTCATTCTTCATAGTTAAATCCCCTTTCAAAAGCAATTTAAAAGTTGATGTAAAGCCGACACGCCACCCGGCAGCCAGGCGGCCGCACTGATTACCAGGAACGACGTTATTATACCGCGATCTAATACAATTGTATAGACCAAATTTCATTTATTTGTAAATTTGTGTAATACTTACAAAACTTTAAAGTTGTTTTTGAAAGATCAATCTTTTCCTATTTATATACACCCGGCAACCCTTCTGCACTGATCCAGCACCCGGCAGAAGATGCACCCGGCAGAAGATGCACCCGGCAGAGGATGCACCCGGCATCCTGGACAGGATC